TTTCAAACCCATCCAAGATGGTATGGATCGTCCTAAAACCGAACTGGCATATAGAATCCCAGCTTCTAAATTAACTAGAAGAAAATTAGATTCTGGAGAAAAGATAGAAGAACTTGATGGATTAGATACAACTATAGATTGGAAAAATACTGGAGATAATAGCTACGATGGTGAAAAATTAAAATTATTAGCTCATGATGAAAGTGGTAAATGGGAGAGACCTGATAATATTAAAAACAACTGGAAAGTTACTAAAACATGTTTAAGATTAGGTAGAAGAATTATCGGTAAATGTATGATGGGATCCACGAGTAATGCTTTAGATAAAGGAGGGCAAAACTTTAAAGACATTTATAATAGTTCCGATGTAAACTCTAGAAATAGAAATGGTCAAACTAAGTCTGGTTTATATTCTTTATTTATCCCTATGGAGTGGAATTATGAAGGTTATATAGATTTATATGGAGCACCAATATTTGATACACCTAAAAAACCTATAATAGGTATAGATGGTTTACCAATAAAAATTGGAGTAATAGAATATTGGAATAATGAAGTAGAGGGTTTAAAAGAGGATCAAGACGGTTTAAATGAATTTTATAGACAATTTCCTAGAACAGAAGCTCATGCTTTTAGAGATGAATCTAAACAATCTTTATTTAATTTAGTAAAAATATATGAACAAATAGATTACAATGATGGTGTAAATAATGCTGCTAATATTACTACAGGTAGTTTTCAATGGCAACATGGTATTAAAGATAGTCAAGTAATCTTTATACCCAATAAAAATGGTAGATTTAAAATATCTTGGGTTCCACCTAAAAGTCTTCAAAATCAAGTGATTATAAAGAATGGAACTAAATATCCTAGAAATGAACATGTAGGTGCATTTGGATGTGATAGTTATGATATATCAGGTACTGTTGATGGTAAAGGTTCTAATGGATCATTACATGGACTTACTAAATTTAGCATGGAAGACGCGCCACCAAATCACTTTTTTTTAGAATATATATCAAGACCACAAACAGCGGAAATATTTTTTGAAGATGTATTAATGGCTTGTATATTTTATGGAATGCCACTACTTTGTGAAAACAATAAACCAAGATTACTTTATTATTTTAAAAGAAGAGGTTATAGAGGATTTTCAATGAATAGACCAGATAGATTATGGAATAAATTATCTGTTACAGAAAGAGAAATTGGTGGAATACCTAATTCAAGTGAAGATATAAAACAAGCACATGCTGCAGCTATAGAATCTTATATAGAAACTTATGTTGGTTTAGTAGATGAAACATGTGGAGATATGTATTTTCAAGAAACACTAGAAGATTGGGCAAGATTTGATATTAACAAAAGAACCAAGCATGATGCGTCTATAAGTTCAGGTTTAGCTATAATGGCATGCAACAAAAATAGATATAGACCATCAGCGATTAAAAATATAAATTCTATATCATTAGGTTTTAAAAAATATGACAACAAAGGATATACTTCAAAAATAATAGAATAGATGCAGATTAAGACAAATAATAGTAGTTCATTTCCCGATCAGATTGTACCGGATGCTGAGAAAGCCACTTGGGAGTATGGATTAGCAGTAGGTAGAGCTATTGAAGGCGAGTGGTTTAGAAATACTTCAAACACTGGTTTTAGATTTGCTTCAAACTATAATAACTTTCATAGTTTAAGATTATATGCAAGAGGTGAGCAAAATGTTCAAAAATACAAAGATGAATTATCTATCAATGGTGATTTATCTTATTTAAATTTAGATTGGAAGCCAGTACCTATAATACCTAAGTTTGTAGATATAGTTGTCAACGGTATTTCACAAAGAAATTATGAGATTAAAGCTTTTGCTCAAGATCCAGAATCTACTCAAAAAAAGACTATATATGCAGAACGTATAATTAGAGATATTCAAATAGCTGAATATAACGCCGCTGTTAAAGCAACGTGGGGTATTGACTTATCAGAATCTAAAAAAGGGGAAGATACACCGAAAACAATGGATGAATTATCAGCTCACATGCAGTTAGATTATAAACAATCTATTGAATTAGCTGAAGAAGAATTAATTAGTCAAATTTTAGATAAAAATAAATATAATTTAACAAGAAAAAGATTAAATCAAGATTTAACTATTTTAGGTATAGGATGTGTAAAAACTAGTTTTAACAAGTCAGAAGGTATTTGTGTAGAATATGTAGATCCAGTAAATTTAGTTTATTCATATACAGAAGATCCAAACTTTGAAGATATATATTATGTAGGTGAAGTTAAAAGCGTTAGTTTACCAGAACTAAAAAAGCGCTTTCCAAATATATCTCCTGAGGAAATGATAAAGATACAAAAGTATCAAGGTAATACTAGTTATGCTCGAAACTGGAATGGTAGACAAGATGGTAACGCGGTGCAGGTTTTATTTTTTGAATATAAAACTTATACTAATCAAGTATTTAAAATAAAAGAAACTGCATCAGGACTCGAAAAAACATTGGAAAAAACAGATATGTTTAATCCACCAGAATCTGATACATTTAAAAAGGTTTCAAGATCTATTGAAGTATTATATACTGGAGCTAAAATATTGGGTCATGAACAAATGTTAGATTGGAGATTAGCAGAAAACATGACTCGACCTATTGCCAATACTGTGAAGGTTAATATGAATTATAATATTACAGCACCTAGAATGTATAGAGGTAAAATCGAATCATTAGTTAGTAGAATAACTGGATTTGCTGACATGATACAATTAACTTCTTTAAAACTACAACAAGTTCTTTCTCGCATGGTTCCAGATGGTGTTTATTTAGACATGGATGGATTAGCTGAAGTTGATTTAGGTAATGGTACAAATTACAATCCTGCAGAAGCTTTAAACATGTATTTCCAAACAGGTAGTATAGTTGGTAGATCTTTAACTCAAGATGGTGAAATGAATCGTGGCAAAGTACCTATTCAAGAATTACAATCATCGAGTGGTGGTGCTAAAATACAATCATTAATACAAACTTATCAGTATTATTTACAAATGATTCGGGATGTCACCGGGCTTAACGAAGCTAGAGACGCTAGTACTCCAGATAAAAACGCATTAGTAGGATTGCAAAAATTAGCAGCAGCTAATTCAAATACTGCTACTAGGCATATTTTACAAGCTGGATTATATATTACTTTAAAAACATGTGAAAATATTACATTAAGAGTAGGTGATGCTTTAATGTTTCCATTAACTAGAATGGCTTTACAAGATAGTATTTCAATATATAATGTAGCAACATTAGATGAAATATCTACAGCTAGTTTACATGATTTTGGTATATTTTTAGAACTAGAACCTGACGAAGAAGAAAAAGCATTATTAGAACAAAATATTCAAATGGCTTTACAAACTCAATCAATTGATTTAGAAGACGCTATAGACATAAGAAATATTAATAATCTAAAACTTGCTAATGAATTACTGAAGAAAAGACGTAAGCAAAAGTTTAAAAGAGATCAACAAGCTCAACAAGCTAATATACAAGCGCAAGCACAAGCAAATGCAGAAGCTGCGGAAAGAGCAGCTATGGCAGAAGTTCAAAAGCAACAAATATTAACAGAATCTACCTTACAAATAGAGCAAGGTAAATCTCAATTTGCTATTCAAAAAGCACAACAAGAAGCGGAATTAAAAAAGCAATTGATGCAACTAGAGTTTGAATTTAATATGCAACTTACTAAAGCTCAATCTGAAAATAAAAGAACTGCTGAAACTCAAAAAGAAGATAGAAAAGACGAAAGAACTAAAATTCAAGCAACACAACAAAGTGAACTAATATCTCAAAGAAAAAATGACTCTTTACCTGTAGATTTTGAATCCAAAGGATTTGACAATCTTGGTGGATTTGGTTTAGAGCAATTTGCTCCTAGATAAGTTCTATATAATTATATAATATCATATCATGAAAAAAGAAAAAGAAGAGAAAGTAAAAGAAGAAGGCACTTTTAAAGTAAAGAAAAAGTCTTCAATGAAGAAATTAACTAAAAATGATGAACCTATTAAGGTTGATTTATCAAAACCTAAAAAAGATGCCATTCAAGAATCAAGATCAGATGACAGCAATGTTGTTGTCGAAGGATCCAAAAACACGGAAAGTGGGGAAAAGGTAGTTGAAGCTATACGGTCCACCGAAGAGCCGAAGCAAGAAGAGACCGGGAAGAAAGAAGTAGAAACTCCTACACTTTCAGAAATAACTCAAGAAGAAATTGCACCTGTTAATACAAATACAGAACAATCTCCCACAACTCCACAAATAGAATTACCAGAAAATATAGAAAAGCTTGTAGCTTTTATGAAAGATACTGGTGGTGATATGAAAGATTACATAAGATTAAATGCGGATTATTCTACTGTAGATGATAACGTATTATTAAAAGAATATTATACTCAAACAAAACCACATCTAAATGATGAAGAAATTAAATTTATTATAGATGATAAATTTACATGGGATGAAGAGTACGACGAAGAGCGAGAAGTTAAAAAGAAAAAACTCGCCTTCAAGGAAGAAGTTGCTGAAGCCACGAACTTTTTAGAAGGTTTAAAAAGTAAATATTATGAAGAGCTTAAGTTAAGACCTTCAATTACTAATGAACAACGAAAAGCGACTGACTTCTTCAATAGATATAACGAAGAACAAAAGGTAGTTAAACAACGTCATGAAACGTTTAGAAACTCTACTAAAGATTATTTTACCAATGATTTCAAAGGTTTTGATTTCGATCTTGGTGAAAAAAGATTTAGATATGGAGTTAATAATCCTAGTGATGTTGCAACCAATCAATCTGATTTAAACGATTTTGTTAAGAAGTTCTTAGACGAAAAAGGGAATATATCCGATTACAAAGGTTATCATAAAGCTATCTATGCCGCTAGAAATGCTGATACAATAGCAAAACATTTTTACGATCAAGGTAAATCTGATGCTATTAAAGATATTACGGCTAAGTCTAAAAACATAAATAATGAACCTAGAAGCACTGCTTCGGGAGATGTTTTTGTTAATGGTTTAAAAGTAAGGGCGATTAATGGTGTTGATAGTTCTAAGTTAAAATTTAAAAGAAAAATAAATAACTAAAAACTAAAATTATGAGTTTTGTAACAGGCGGGAGTTTTCCCGCATCTTTAGTTCCTGCGCAATCTCAAATGGCATTAGCTAGTAACTATTTGACATTTGACGGTGCTGCTGGGAGCTTCGCACAACAATACCTACCTGAGCTTTATGAGCAAGAGGTGGAGAGATATGGTAATAGAACCTTATCTGGATTTTTAAGAATGGTTGGAGCAGAAATGCCAATGACCTCAGATCAAGTAATCTGGTCTGAACAAAATAGATTACACATTGCTTACAAAAGTAATACAGTTGCACTAGGCGGTGCTGGGGTTGCAGATATTACAGTAACACTAAATTTAACAGCTGCTAGTTCTCCTACTACAACAGTAACTTCTGGCGCTATTAGAGTAGGTCAGACAATTTTACTTTCTGATCAAGCTACAGGTCTTGTGACTGCAAAAGCAATTGTAACAGCTAGAGCAAATTCAGGTGGTGCTTTAACAAATGATGTACTTACATGTCAACTTTATGAGACTACTGCCGCTGCAATTCCTACGGGAATAGTATCAACTGGAGCAACAGATCTATTTGTATATGGTGCTGAATTTGGTAAAGGTACAGGTGGAATGGCTGAGTCTATAGAACCAAACTTTACTCAATATAGCAATTCACCAATTATAATTAAAGATAACTTCCAAGTTAGCGGTTCTGATGCTGCTCAAATTGGTTGGGTTGAAGTTGCTACTGAAGATGGTACTTCGGGATACTTATGGTATCTAAAATCTGAATCTGAAACTAGATTAAGATTTGAAGATTATTTAGAAATGGCAATGGTTGAAGGTGAACTAATGGTAAATGCGGTGACATTTACTGGTGCTGCTGCTGCTGCTGGTACTCAAGATGTAAAAGGTACAGAAGGTTTGTTTGCTGCTATTGAAGCAAGAGGTAATGTATACTCTGGTTTTTCTGGTGCTGCTGCTCCTGGATCTGGTGCTTTAGGTGATTTTGATGAAATCCTTAAAAATCTTGACAAGCAAGGTGCTATTGAAGAAAATATGTTATTCTTATCAAGAAGTACAGCTCTTGATTTTGATGATATGATAGCTGCTCAAGCTGGTGGAGGTTATGCTTCTACTGCTGCTGCTTCTTATGGTCTATTTGACAATGAAGAAGAAATGGCGTTGAATTTTGGATTTTCAGGGTTTAGAAGAGGTTCTTATGACTTCTATAAAACTGATTGGAAATATCTTAATGATGCTTCTACTCGTGGTATGTCTGCAGAAATAGATGGTGTACTTGTTCCTGCTGGAACTACAACAGTATACGATCAAATGCTGGGATCTAACATTAGAAGACCATTCTTACACGTAAGATACAGAGCTTCTCAAACTGAAGATAGAAGATTCAAAACTTGGATCACTGGTTCTGTTGGAGGCGCATATACGGACACTCTAGATGCTATGAATATTAGTTTCTTATCTGAAAGATGTTTAGTAACTCAAGCTGCAAATAACTTCGTGTTATTAAAAGGAGCTTAATATTATATAATGAGAGCGACTTTTGTCACTCTCTTTATTAATCTTTTAAATATAGAAATTATGGCAAGTTTAATTAAGATACCTTATGGCGCTGTAGGAGCAATGCCTGGATCTAATCCAGCTTATTTAGCCGTAAATGTCGAAGGAGTTTATTCTGTTACTGATAATGGCGGAACAGATGGTATTACGTTATATTATGATCAATATGACGCAACTACACCTGCGAACTACTTAAATGTAGTTTTAAACTTCAAAGGAGCAGCTTCAGTTTCCGCTGCCGACATCACGACTTTTGCTAATTTAGTAGCTGAGGCATCTCAAGCAGAAAATAGCGTCCCTTCTTTTGAATTAGAAGGAGACGACGGTACAGATGATTATCATTTAACTCAACTGACACCATTAACATTAACATCGGCGGCGCCGGTTTAAAAATATAGATATGAGTAATTATTTAAAAATAGCTATGTTACAGACTGGTTTAACAACCGCTGGAGATGCTTTAAAAGCTTCTGTAACAACTGATGTATCAGGTGGATCTAATGGAACATTTACTGGTTTAACTGTAGCTGATGGTGATCTAACAATCGCTGATTCTGCAGGTGTAGCGAAAACCTTATCACAACCATGTACACTTAGAATTGTTGTTGCCGCTGGCACAATAACCTCTGGTGCTGGTGAGGCTACAGCAACAATAGCTGGAGAAGGATTTGCGGTTGGTGATACTATTACTATAGCAAAAGCTTCTATTGGAAGTCCAACGGCTGATGCTGTTATCACTATAGTGGCAGATGATTTACAATCTGCTACAGTACCTGCTACTAGATATATTCCTGTAGAGGATATATTATATGTAGTACCATTATCTACAACTACAATTAGATTGTGGATGAAAGATGGAGCTAATGTAGGAACAGGGTCTGACTCTTTGATAACATTTAGTAATCCAGCAATATCAATTGATGCTTTAGCTGGAAGTGCTAGTAATAGCATAATAAGTGCCATTCAAGCTGAAAATAGTATTCCTACCGCATCATTCGGTGGAATAAAACCTGTTTCAGTAGTAATGACCTAACAAACAATTATAAGATCCCGCTTAGGTGGGATCTTTTTTAACAATTATATTATATTATATTATGAAAACAAAAGAAAAAGAAGTTCCTGAAGTAAAAGATACTTGGGAATATAAAGATAGAAATTACTATTTATTAGGCAATAAAGAACCTTTAACTTATACAATAGCAGCTAGACATACTCAAAGATATCCTTTAACTTGGTTTGATCCAGAATTAGGATATGAAAGAGAGTTAAGATATGCTACTAATCAAAAAAGTATTTTTGTGGATGAGCAAGAAGGCCCATCTACTTTAAAACATATTGTATTTGAAAAGGGACATTTATTTGTAGGTAAAAATAAAAGAAATCTACAAGAGTTTTTGCTTAAACATCCTCATAAAGAGATTTTATTTACTGAATATGATGCAGTTGTTGAAGCTAAAGATCAATATAAAGATTTAGAACTTGAAATAAATGCTATGAATGCTGCATATAATATAGATGTAGATCAAGCAGAAGCTATATTGAGAGTAGAAAGAGGATCTAATGTATCTAGTTTGAGTTCTAAAGAACTTAAAAGAGATGTGTTGATATTTGCTAAGAAAAATCCAAAATTGTTCTTAAATTTAGCTAGTGATGAAAATATAGTTCTTAGAAATTTTGCTATTAAAGCAAGAGAGTTAGGTATTATAAGTTTGGCAAGTGATCAAAGAACTTTTAAATGGGGTAGTAATGGTCGTAAACTTATGACTGTTCCTTTTGACGAAAATCCATATTCAGCTATGGCTGCATGGTTTAAGACAGATGAAGGGTTAGAAGTTTATAAGTCAATAGACAAACGTTTATCTTAAAAATAACACTTAACGTGTGATTATAATAAGGGTGGCCTAGTCGCCACCTTTATTTTTTTAAAAATATTAAATATGGTTAATGTAGATACAGTTTATAAAACGGTTTTATATATCTTAAATAAAGAGCAAAGAGGTTATATACCACCAGATGAATTTAACAAATTAGGAATACAAGTTCAACGTGAAATATTTGAACAATATTTTGAAGAGTTAAATCAACAATTACGTATACCTCAAACTGATAATGAATACGCTAATCGTATAAAAAACCTAGAAGAAAAAATAGATGTATTTAAAACTAATGCTGCGTGTACAGGGGCAAATCCTTTTACATTACCAACAGATTTACATCGACTAGGTACATTAATTTATAATGTAAATTCTAAAGAAATTCAAGGCGTAAATAGAAATGAATATTTCTTAATCAATAAATCTCCTCTCACAGCGCCAACAACAACAAATCCATTATACATATTAGAAGGTACTGGTGCTCCATCAGCCGCACCTAGCACTGCCACAGTATTTCCAAATACAGGTACTAATGCTATTACTACTGGTCAAGTCGATGCTTATTATGTTAAAGCTCCAGCAGATCCTAGATGGGGTTATTCATTAGGAAGTGCAGGACAATATTTATATGATAGTACAACATATGGGGCAACTTTATTAAACAATGGAGGAACGTTAAGTTCAATAAAAACTAATCCTACGGGGATTGCTCCTGATAAAACTTACACTGGATTAACCACAACGGTTACTCCAGCCGGTGGATCTGGAGCTATACTGTCAGCAGTAGTTACTGGAGGAACAGTAACATCCGTTACCGTAACTACACCAGGATCAGGATATAGTCCTGATGATGAAATAACCGTATCCTCTGGTCAATTCACAGGTGCGCCAAGTAGTGACTTAGATATTACCTTAACAGCTGCAGATTTTAACGCTAATAGTACCTATGGTTCAACTCAATTTGAATTGCATCCTTCTGAACAAACCAATATAATACTAAATATACTGATGTATTCTGGTATTATAATAAGAGATCCACAAATAGTCCAAAGTGCTGGTAAAATGATACAGCAAGATGAAATGGTAGAAAAACAATAATAAGATATGGCATTATTAACAGAAACTAACGAACAATACTACGCAGGTCAACAAGCTTACGTAGGTGATAATGTAAAAGTAAATTTTTTATGGACTGGAGATACTACTTTAGTCGGAACTGTAAGCGGTATTTCATTTACTAATTTTACAGTAACATTAAATAATGTATTACAAGTTGAAGGAGTAGATTACACATTATCTGCTACTGCTAATACTGTTCAATTTACAGTAGCTCCTGCTCTTGGATTAGTTGTTGTTATTGAGTTAGTAGATGATGCTAAATGGGCTAATTATGGAGGTTATGCTTATATAACTATAGAAGAAATAGTTAATAACTTTTTAGTAGCATATGTAGGTGATGGGAAATTAATACCTAGTGTTAAAAGAACAGATGTTATATTTCATGCTAAACGTGGATTACAAGAATTTAGTTATGATACTTTAAAAAGTATTAAATCTCAAGAATTAACAATACCTCCAAGTTTATCAATAATAATTCCACAAGATTATGTTAATTATGTAAAATTATCATACATAGATGATGTAGGTATTAAACATATTATATATCCCACTACTTTAACTAGTAATCCATTTACTGTCCCAATTCAAGATGTTGATGGAGTACCTACTCAAGATAGCTTGGGTGCTAATTTAGAAGGTACTTCTCAAACTAATGAAAGATGGGATAATAATAATTTATTTAGAACCAATTTAAATAATCAAGAAAGTCTTTATTATGATTATAATAATTGGTGGATGTATCGTTATGGTCGAAGATATGGACTTCAACCCGAAGTTGCTCAATCAAATGGTTGGTTTACTATAGATGAAAGAGAAGGTAAATTTTCTTTTAGTAGTAATTTAGCTAATCAACTGATAATTTTAGAATATATATCTGATGGTTTGTCTAGTGATTTAGATACTAAAGTGCCTAAAATGGCAGAAGAAGCTATGTATATGCATATTGCTCATTCTATATTAGCAGGTAGAGCTGGAATTCAAGAATATGTTGTAAGAAGATATAAAATAGAAAGAAGAGCAGCACTTAGAAATGCTAAGATTAGATTATCAAATATTAAATTAGAGGAATTTACTCAAATAATGAGAGGTAAATCTAAAATACTTAAAAATTAAAATTCAATGGCAGAAGTAAAACAAAATTTTCTAAAGTCTAAAATGAATAAAGATTTAGATGATAGATTAGTTCCTAAAGGAGAATATAGACATGCTCAAAATATATCTGTTGCTAAATCTGAAGGTCAAGATGTTGGAGCTCTTGAAAATATTTTAGGTAATAATTTAATTAGTAATTTTACTTTACCTACCGATACATATGGTGTAGAGATTATTGGACATTTTATGGATGTTAGAAATAATCGTATAGTAGTTTTTATGACTAATTATGTAGATACATCTAGTGATGCATTATCTAGTTTTTCTCCTGCTGGCGCTTATCATGCTATCGGTGTTTATGATGTAACTAGTGCTGTTAGTTCTATTGTAGTTACAGGAAGATTTTTAAATTTTTCTAAAACACAAGAAATATATGGCGTGAATATGATTGATAGTTTATTATTTTGGACAGATAATAGAAATCAACCTAGAAAAATAAACTTAACAACAGCTATAGGGAATAATAGTTATTATACTAGTGAAGATCATATTTCAGTATCAAAATATTATCCATATCAAACAATAGATTTAATAACTAACGAAGTTGTTGGTTTGGTTGGTTTACCTGTTCCAGGATCAGGGTATACTACTACTACTAACGTTGCTACTAGTGGAGGTACGGGTGTAGGATTAACATTAAACTTAGTGCTTGGAGGTGGTGGAGCGGTTAATATAGCGTTTGTAAATAATCCAGGAATTGGATATACTAATGGAGATGTAGTTAATATTATTGAACCTTTCGTAGGTGGAGGAAGTGGCGCTACTGTTACACTTACCGTACAATCAGCAAGTACAATGCGAGATGTTGTTAGTGATTTCTTACCAGATGGTACTACTAATAATCCTTATAGACAACCCACTGGTACTATAGATCCTATTACTTGGCCCGGAGATGCTGAATATTTAAAAGAAAAATTCGTTAGATTTAGTTATAGATTTAAATTTGATGATGGAGAATATTCTTTAATAGCTCCATTTACTCAAACATGTTTTATTCCTAAACAAGATGGATATTTTATTGGAGATGACGATGCTAAGACATTTAAGAGTACAGAGGTCGGATTTATGCAAAATAAGGTTAATGATATAAAATTAATAATTAATTCTCCTACTGGTGATTGGAATGACATAGATGACGCTCTTAAAGTAGAAGAAGTGGATATTCTTTACAAAGAGGCAGGTCAAAATACAATAAAAATAGTTGACACTATTACTAATGATGAATTAAATTTAGTTAATTCTACATATTTAACATATGATTATTTATCATCTAAACCGTGGAAAACTTTACCAGAAAGAGAAATATTAAGAGTATCTGATCAAGTTCCAGTAAGAGCTTTTGCTCAAGAAGTAGCCGGAGATAGAGTAATTTATGGTAATTATATAAATAAACCTACTCCACCCTCAACAATAAACTATTCTTTAAATATTAGTGAAAAAGATGTTAACACTCAAATTGAATATCAAAATCAAAATCTAAAACAAAACAGATCTTATCAAGTAGGAATTGTTTTATCAGATAGATATGGAAGGCAGTCCACTGTAATTCTTTCTAGTTTAGATGATAATATAGGATCCTCCTCAATAAAAGGTTCTAGTATTTTTAATAAATTTAAAGAAAGTCCTTTTTCGCAATATAGCGCTGGTTCTTTATTAAGTGCAGGTGATGTTTGGGATGGAGATAATTTAGAAATGACATTTTGGGATACAATATCTTCGACTAGAGATAATAACATAGGAACACCTGGATTATACGATGCTACAACTAATCCATTAGGTTGGTACACTTATAAAATAGTAGTTAAACAACAAGAGCAAGATTATTATAATATATATTTTCCAGGAATATTAAATGGTTATATTGATGGAGATGGTGCAGGCACAGAAGCAACAGCTGATGAACCAGTATGTCATTTTGTTTTACAAGGAGATAATATAAATAAAGTTCCTAGAGACTTATCTTTAGTAGGTCCAAATCAAAATATTTTCAGAACAGGTAGACCTAGTATACAACAAGATCCTGGTTATTATAAATTTGTTGATAGTAATGGGGTAGGATTTTCAGCAGATCCATTATCAGAAGAAGGAGAAAGATTATTAAAAGAAAGAGACAGAGAAAGAGATTTAGATTCTGGTAGTCAAATAACTAATGCTAGTGTTAAATTGTCATTAAGACTTAATAATACCATTGGCGCTACAGCTCTTTTTCCGACTACTCAACAGTTTTATCCAGATACTCGTGTAGATACTGTTACCACAATTGGAACAGGTTCAGAGTTGGGATTATGGGATCCTTCGGCTATACCTCCGTTTAATACAGCTAATGTCTTTTATTCATATGAAAACAATCCATACGTAGCTAAAGAAAATGTATTATCTCAAATTGTATATCCTGGAGCTGTTGGCCCTAGTGCTTTAGCAACAAAAGTTGGACTTAAAGGTCCTCATCCAAACTCAGGAAGATTAAATTTTAAAATAGCACTGACTGATCCTGGAACTGGTTATATTGCAGAAAGTAAAAATATTAGTTGTGATATACCTAGTTCTAGCGCTGGAACAGGTTTTAAGGTTAATATTGATAAAGCCACAAGTGGAAATATTGATGCAGGAGGAATATCTATAGCAGATCCTGGAATAGGATGGGATATATTAGGACCAGCATCTCCTGGCGGCATAGCTAATTGTATAATAACAGGCGCTGGTAATGGAGATGCGCAATTTACTTTATCATGGACAAAAACCTCTTTTGCTGGAAACATGATTCCCTCGTTGTCAGTATATGAAACAGAACCATTGGAAAGTAAGTTAAATATATATTGGGAAACTTCATCTAATGGGTTAATAAGTGAATTAAACACGGCGGTACAAAGTGGAGATGTTACAACTCCAGTAGGTTTTATTGGTACAGGATCAAATCCAATAGAATATATTCAAACAGAAAACAACAATACTGGTACAAATATAACATCAAATGCAGCATTATTTGCTACAAATGTAAGTGGTAATATTATATCAGGACCTATTACATTTACTTTAGATAGTGTTATAGATGGTTATAGTGTAGATAGAGCAAGCGACTTTACATTAGAAGACGCACCTGTGGGATATCCTGACGGATTTAAATTAAAAACAAATGCTTTATTTGTATGTGATCATGACAATCTTGTAAATAATACGTTTATATTTAATATTAATGTAAATGCTCCAAGTGCTACTTACGGTAGCGATGGCACGTTTATAGATAGACAATTATCTTTAGGACCTTATACATTGGAAAATGTTGCACCAGCATTTATCGCTAACCCAGCTCCTCCATATTTATCTTCTAATCCTAATAGCTCTATTGGTACATGGCGAGCTTATAATGGATCTTATGTACTTGGAAGTTTAAGAGCTCAAGGATTAAATTGGGAAATAGTAGATTATTATACTCGCTTACCAATCCCTCAACTATATTTTGTTCCAACAGGTAATTTAGGAGAAATGAATATATTTGTTGATAATAGCGTTACACCGGGACAAGTAATTACTTTTGAGTTAGTTGTTACTGACGGATTAGGAGTTGCTACTACACCATTAATTTATGGATTAACTATAACTTAGTAAAAATAATACCTAATAAGTAATAATATTAACTATGGCATATCAATTAAAAGTAAAATATTTCAATTCTTTCGTTTTAAGAAAAGTCGTTAAAACTGGTGATGTTCAAACTGGTAGTTGGCCTAGCTTACCATGGGCACCTACCGCTATAGGAACTGATGGTATTTCTAGATCTTATCCTAATTTTCCTTGGGGTGTATATGGAACAACAGCAAATGAATATGTAAATTGGTATTTAGAAGAATCTAGAATAAAAGGTGGTTTTAATAATAGCATTATGGACTTAGGTGTTAGAGCTTATGCTGTTAATAATAAAACTGATCAAGATGATAGATCTAGTAGTTTAATATTTTCTGGAATTTATAATGATAGAACAGGATTTAATAATACTAATGTATTTTCTATTAGTGAAAGTATAATTAGAGATGCAGATCCTAGTCATGGTAGTATTCAAAAATTGTATGCAGAAAATACAAATTTACTAGTTCTTCAAGAAAATAAAGTCCATAAAGCATTAATTGATAAAAGTACTATATATAGTGGAACTCAAGGATCAGAAGAATTATTAGGAGATCCTAGAACTATAGGACAATTAGTTCCTTATGCAGGAGAATATGGAATTAGTAGAAATCCAGAATCATTTGCAATATATAGTAATAGAAAATATTTTGCTGACAAAGATAGAAATGCTATGTTAAGATTATCTGCTGGTCCTGATGGTGGAGATGGTATAACTGAAATATCTATGTATGGTATGCGAGATTATTTTAGAGATGAATTATCTACTATTGCTGACAATAGAACAAGAAGATCGGTGTTTAAAACGCAAGTAATTGCTCCTGGAACCTATACTACGTTGACATTGCCTAATGTAACTAATATTGAGGTAGGAGCACAATTAGAAGTACAATACTCTACTGCAGGTGTAACCACTACAACTAGTATTGTAACTGGTATACCTAGTTCTACAACTATTACTATATCACCAAGTTATACAGTGGATCCTACTTTAGGTACTGTACAAGGAGTAAATATTATAACATACAGAAGAGATAAAATTTATGGAGGATGGGATATTCATAGAAAAAATTATACAGCATCATTACAACAATCTTCTAGATTTATTTCAACAGCTGAAGATTCTTTTAATACTTTAAGTTTTGATGAAAATGCTAAAGGTTGGACTAGTTTTTATAGTTATAAACCTATATTTTTAGGTAGTTTAAAAAATAAGTTTTATACTTTTATTAATGATGAGATATATGAACATTACGCATCAATAGGAAATAATCATTGTAAATTTTATGGTAATGCAACTCCAGATGAAGCTAGTGTAGAATTAATATTTAATCCTAGTCCATCTATTAAAAAGAATTTTAACACTATATCCTATGAAGGTGATAATGGATGGGAAGTGGAATCTATAATATCTAGTAAACAAGGAGTTGATAATGGGATTCAATATCAAGATACTGGAAATCCAATAAAAAGTTATGATGAAGGATCATACATAGAAAATGGGGTTACTTATCAAGCAGGATTTGATAGAAAAGAAAATAGATATGTAGCTAATA